AATGTTCCTCTAATACTTGTTTACTTTCAGCTAGAGACAAGATCTCCGCCATAGCAATAAACAATTCTTTTGAGGTTTCGACTTCAAGAGGTATAGAAAGACCCTTATTAGAGGGCTTCCACTCTTCATCAAAATCGAGAAAGTATTCTCGAAAGTGAAGATACTCTTCCTCTCGAAACTCATTCACCGTTAGTCGAACCTGTCTATAAGGTTCTGATACGATAATTTTCGAGTATGCTTCCATCATTCATTCCTTAGCACAGTGGATAAGGGAACGACTGAGGTAACATTGTCAGCTTTCATAAGGCGAAAAGAATCCGTGTCCCAACAAAACATTAGGACAGTATCGTCATCCTCTTTCGCTCTATTTTTCTTGTCTTGAATGTAAGGCGTGCTGAAGTCAATCGTACATACATTGTACTTTGTCTTACGGGAGTTGGGACTCCTGTAAGTTATAATTGCATCTCCAGCACTATTTACTTTCTTCTTTAGCTCTTCTTTTTTCACTAATTAGCTCCAGTATTACATTGAGCAAAACCTCTTTTGTCTTTGTAATTTTTGGACTATTAGTGGTTGCCTCACGAGGGTGAATACGCGGCTAAGCATACTCAACCCCCGTGGGGACTTTTAAGAAGCTACTTTATTCATAGCATCTGCGAAGTATTGTGCAGCTTTACCAGTGAGCTTTGAAACAATATCCTCATCAATAGCTACACCAGCATCATTAAGAGCTGCTGTGAGTGCTTCCTGTGCGGCAGCTTTGCTGATTCGAGTTCCGCCAGTTGAAGCGGCTTTAGCACCGCCACTAGAAGCAGCAGGAGTTTTCTTGACATATACTCCAGCTTTGGTTAGAATCATTCGCACACCATTAGGGCTCTCACCCATGTCTTCTGCGATAGCTTTTACAATCTCCATAGAGTTCTCTGGAGTTGGTTCTTCACTTGTGTAGGCATCAATTGCCTGTTGCTTGGATTCGTCAGTCCACGCCATTTTCTTTCTCCTGTTTGGTTTAAAAGGTAGACCGGCAGCATTGCCAGTCGCTTCAAGTTGTCGCATGTAAAAATTATATCCCATACTTTCCTCAATTTCAAAAACATATTATACTAGCTTTCGTCATCTGAGTCAACATATATTTCGGTGATATAGTTAATTAAACTTTCGTAATAAACATCGCTTCTAAAGATAAAAACAATGAAAAATGCGGGAGCACCCACTAATACTATAGGTATTGTGGTTCCATAATAAATGAGACCACCCGTAAAATTCCATCTGAAACCTACTTCTCGAAATGCTTTTACATTGAGGTAGATTATACAGATGACAGTTGTTAAACAAAATATGGCATAATAACTAAACCCTAGCAGTGTTGATTCCATAAGTTTTCAAATGCTCCAATTTACCGAGGTCATATGCGGGAACAAAAGCATTATAGCCTCCCCCAAGATTGTCCTCATTACTAACCTCTCTTATCCACACACGATAACAGGGGCCGTAGCCTTGTTCGTGTTTGGCATCAAGAGTTGCCATTACTTCACACGAAGTGTGGTACTTGGCTGACCAAGCAACCTCTCCAACGGCAAAGCTATCGGATACACACTCGTCTGGCAAGTATTCCATCTCATATCGTTCATCACCAGCCACCCTTCCAGGGACTCCCAGTTTCTCAACGATAGTTTTAACAAAAGCAACAGAGCGAAAGATTCTTCTAGCAATATCTGTAAAGCTCTCACCTGTTAGGTAAGACTCTACGATTTCTGCAATTTCAGCATTGTCAGCGGGTCTACCACGCTTCTGTGCTTTTCGGGTTCTTCGGTACTCTTGGTCGCTCTCATAATCTTCAATAACTTTAGAAAGGCGACTGGTATTATAGCTAATATTAAGAATACTACACGCCTCTTTTTTTGTAATCGGCTTTTCCGCTGACAAAAGTCGTATAACCTTTTTAATGTTTGCATCAGTTAGATTTTCTCCTTCTTGTTTTTTAATACCTCTTCTCATGCTACCCTCGTAATTCGTTGTTGATAATCTGCAAAATCTTCATCCCACCAGTAAGGCTTGTCTCTATACTTCCAGCTTGCAAAAGTAGCTTTGTCAAGGTGATAGTAGCGTCGATAAGATTCTACTGGGTCGTCATAATCTTTTAGTTCGTCTGGCATAGCCAACCCGAAAGTAGTAAAACCCACACGCTCCATTCTTTGAGGTTCTGGTAGGTTATTTACTACTTGGGCTATAGACTTATGATCTTTTCCGTAACGGTAACGATACTCCTCATTAAGAGCATTACCGTAGCAGTGAGTCCATTCGTGATTGTCGAGAGAGGAGCGAGCCCATATCGTACAAGGATGATTATACATCATTGGTAGATAGGGCGTCAAAGGTCTTTCCTCTGGTGGAAGATGTTTGATTTCTGCTTTGAGACCGTTAAGATAGTCACGTTCGTGTTTATCAAGTGCGCGAGGCACAAAGCCAAGGTACTCGTCAATCCAGACTGAGGTACACAATATCTGAGCTACTTCTAAAGGCATTTTAACAATGTGTTTGTCGACATGGAACTCGGCACAACGGTCAAGGTCGTCGTCAAGATAAAATAAATTCATAACACACTCTTTTCACAATTTCCATTATTATAACAGCAGAAGAAAAAAATGTCAAGATTTATTTTTGCCCTCAACTACCAGTGACGCAGTGTATTAGCAATTATGAAGAAGCAGGTAACAAAGTTTACTAGAACTAGAATGCTACGAAATATCATAACGTGATTGTCGTAGCCCTCTGTTTTGTCGTCGCTAAAAGAACCGATAGCAAACTTCCAGATTGTTATTATCTTACGCATAATCCTGCCGCTTCATTTTAGTGAGGCGTTTCTGAACTAAATCTTCTAGGGTACTACTATCTATACGGTAAGATGTTCTAAGGATGCGTGTCATAGCGATGACATCTGCTATTTCTTCAGTAAGATTTTGTAGATACTTAGGGTCCTCTTCAGTTCCGTGTCTTAACACTTTGGAGCAGGCACGAATTAATTCACCACATTCTTCCATAGTAATTACTAATTGTTTCAACTTATTCAATTCCACTGGTGTATTCCATTAGTTCGTCAAACCCTCCGATACATACATCATCTACAAAAATCTGAGGAAAGGTTTTAAACTTAACCTTTGCCCAGAGTTCCATAATAGTGTAGTGATCGTCCAAGTGATAGTATTTATAGTCTAGCTTGAGGTTTTTACATACGTTCTGTGCTTCTACACAATAGTTGCAATCCATCTTTCCATAAATTTCTATCACAGATTTTTAGCCTTATAAAAATTAATGTGGTCGGTCCAACCCTGAAAGGATTGCCGAATATGACACCAGAACTGCCCATTGTAGGGAGGCTGGGTAATGTCTTTAGGGAAGTTTAAGTTTGTTTGTTTCATTTACTTTTCCTTAGGTTTAACAAATACTACAAGTGTTCTTCGAGCAAAATCTTCTGATTCTATATCGAAGAGTTTTAAAATTTTCTCCTTCCACCATGTGGGAGACTCTACAATAAGATGGGCATTTCTTCCGTCTGACAGTATCTGTCTAGCAGGATAACATGCAATAGTCAAAAAAGCTTTTTCAAGCGTACACCTTTGAATGTCTTCTAAAACATCATCTATGAGTGAGGGTTCAACATGCTCTAAAACATCTATGCAGATGAGAAACTTTTTAGGTATATTATTATTTACTTTATCTGGGTACCCAGGGTCATACTCCGTAACCTTTATATTAGGATTATTTAAAGACTTTCTAAAGCTACCATGAGCAGAGCCGTAATCAAGAACTTCTTCGAAGTTATTCTGCTGCATATAAGTTAGTATGCCTCCAGTATATAAAGGAGCTGTCTGACCCCAGGAATGGTTGGTTTCTCTATGTGTATCTTCTAATGTTTTTCTATATTCTTCTGATACTAGCATTCTCTAATTCCTCTTTTAAACTGCCTTTTCTGAATGTTGTTAAAGCACTGTCTGGCGTACAATTTACTACTATATTTCGTATAGGTTCTTCTATGCTATCAAATGCAGATAAAAACTTATGATAAGGACTATTTTTACTTAATCCGTCGGGATGTTCTCCAAAGAAATGTCTTACTCCGCCTATCTTTTGCATATTATAACCGACAAGTAAAAATCTGCAACAACCCATTAAAAATGCTATGTTTAACAACTGATAACCTGAATTACTGCCCCAGTGTATAATACTAGAATCTGTGCTCAAACTTCTAGCATGTTTTCCTTCTACTATATTTAAGTTAAACTCAGAGTCTCTATACTCCTCTGCTTGTGTGTAAGCCTCTAAGTCTGGATATTTTTCTCTAAAAGGTTTTGCGTGTAGATCCCACCAAGCTTTATCGCAAGCATAATGAAGGTCTAAATAATCTACTAGCCTATAAGAATCATTACAACCAAAAATAATGAAATCATTCTTATAGGGTCTTATAGTCTCTACCACCTCTTCAGTCAGAGAAGGGCCTGTAGCTACAAGAATAGCCGGTTTGTTACGATACTTTAGAGGTATTTTCATAAATAAAAAAGCCGGACATTTCTGCCCGGCTTACCGTTTCTAAGCAGAAGCGTAGCTTACGGCCATATATGCTAGTGGTGCTGTTACGCACACTACAATTTGAAATACAGCCTCAAGTACACCCCACTTTTCTTTTACGAAGTTCTTCATTGAATTCTCCAAGTTACCCAATAGGTATTGATGTGGGCTTACTAGAGGGCGAATACGATAGGTCTATTTTTAACATTCCGTTTTCCATGGAAGCAGAAGAGACCTCTAAGGCATTGTCAAGCTTTAGATGCTTCTCAAAACTTTTTCCTGATATACCTTTGTGCACCCAGCCTCTACCTTCGTTATTCTCTTTTTTCTCACCTTTGATGGTAAGAATATTTTTGTGAACGTTCACTGAAATTTGGGTTTTGTTCCATCCTGGAACAGCTACTTCAACTATATAGCCATTTTCTACTTTTTCAATGTTATAACGAGGGTATTCTGGTGCCTGTTGAGTATATAACGGGCTGTTAATTAAATTGTCGAAACCGACAAAGAATTTTTCTAGATTTACTGCATTCATAAGTTTTCTCCTTTTAAGAAAGATGAACTTGCCCCTTTCGGAAGCGTAACAATCGTTTTAATTTACGGATTTTGAAAAAGACACAGTTAGACTGGTATCAATTTCAGGGTATATTATATCACCTACACCAAATTGTGTCAAGAAACTTTTTTGCTCAACTACCATCGGCTAAATAATTCTTGACATAAAAGCCTTAACATCGTATAATATACACTTAATCAGAGGAGATTGTATGAAAGTAAACCTAGTTTGGATTACCCCCGAAGCCATGAAAGTCATCGCCTATTGTGCGAGAGTTAGTAATCCTGCAAACCAGGACAATGAGAGAACAGCCCCGAAGTTGTTAAAGTATCTCAAAAAAGAAGCACACTTTAGCCCTTTCGAGATGGCTAGCGCTTGCATTGAAATCGAGACTACGAGAGACATTGCTCGCCAGATTCTGCGGCATCGCTCTTTTAGTTTTCAAGAATTTAGTCAACGCTATGCAGACCCTACTCAAGCATTGGATTTTTCTACTAGAGAAGCTAGGCTGCAAGACCCACGTAACCGACAGAATAGTATTCCTGCGGATAATGATGGGCTAGAAATTGCTTGGCATACAAAACAGAGAGAAGTAATCAATGCTGCTACTGAAGCCTATACATGGGCTGTACGCATGGGAATTGCAAAAGAACAAGCGAGAGCAGTATTGCCAGAAGGTAACACTCATACTCGACTATATATGACAGGAACTTTACGATCGTGGATGCACTTCTGCGACCTACGAGGTGGAAACGGCACTCAAAAAGAGTGTTCAGAAATTGCAGTAGCCTGCAAAGAGATTCTCTGCCAAAACGGTGGAGACGTCTGGGGAGACTCATGAAACGTATTAGAAATACAATTTTAACTGTAGCAATTCTAGCTGGATTGTTATATACTAACTGGCAAAGCAGTATGATGCTTGTCAAACACCCTGAAATGTATCAAGGAAATCCTTACCTATGAATGATGTTTGGAATGGAGAGTCAAGAGGAAACAGCGATGTTATGCAAGAGCGCATACGAATTTGGCATAGAGACCGCAATTTGATTGATGGCAGTACTGATAAAGACCAGTTCTGTAAGTTGATTCAAGAGTGTGGGGAACTGTCAGACAATATGTGTAAGGGCAGAGACATGAAAGACGACATTGGCGATATTATGGTTGTGCTTATTAATATTATGGAACGTAATGGATACTCTATGATGGATTGTCTAGAGACTGCGTGGATTGACATTAAAGATCGCAAAGGAAAGATGGTTGATGGCATCTTTGTAAAGGAAGCGGATTTGTGAAACTTGTTGAGGCATTGAGAAACGGCAATGTCAATATCACTTACGAAAGTTTAAACAGCGGAAAAGAGATTACAAAAACATATACTTTGAAAACTATATTTAAAGTAAATGTTAGTCTCAAATCAGATAAACTTATTGCTTATGATGTAGAAGCAAAGGAATGGGAAGACATAGAAAGGTCCAGCATTAAAAAATGGAGTATAAATGAACAGAGAAGAAGTATTTAACCAACTAAAGGAGGACGAAGGTGTCAAGTATGAAATCTATAATGACCATCTTGGCCTGGCTACTTTTGGTGTTGGTCATCTTGTTATTGAGAGCGATTCGGAATTTGGTTCGCCCTTGGGTACGTCGGTATCAGAAGAGCGAGTTTGGGAAGCGTTTGAAAAGGATTTGGATACGTCTATTGATGAGTGCGAAGTTCTTTTTGGCCCCAAATGGCATGACTTTCCTGGAGAAGTTCAAGAGATTGTGGTAAACATGATGTTCAATATGGGGCGTCCTCGTTTGTCAAAGTTTAAGAACTTCTGCGCTGCCCTAGAAGAAGGCGATTGGCCGAAGGCTGCTGTCGAAGGACGAGACTCGCGCTGGCATAAGCAAGTGACGAATCGTGCGGAACGCCTCATGGTACGACTAGAAAATGTATCTTAAACTCATACTTGTTCTAGGTGTAGTCGGAGCTGCTGGCGGTGCATACGCGTATCACCAAGTCACTGTTGCAAAGTTAGAGAATGCGGTCATTCAGTTAGAAGCTAATAATCGTACTCTAAAAGAGAACAACAATGTATTACAGACAGCGGCTGAGAACAATGCGACGAAGGTCGCGGAACTAGAGGCTAGAAGAGAAGTACAGCAGGCTCAAGTAACTGAACTTACTGCTGTAACAGCCTCTTTACAAGCGGAGAAGTCTAGGTTTATGAAAGTATTTAAAGACCACAATCTTACTCGCCTCGCAAGAGCAAAGCCCGGCTTAATTGAAAAAAGAGTAAATAAAGCCACCGCTAGTATCTTTAGAACAATAGAGGAAGAGTCAAAGGAGGTTGAAAATGCGGACGATTAGTATAGCATCATTACTACTTGTTAGTGGGTGTTCTTGGTTTGGTGGTAAAGACATGCCAGCACCATACGTAGTGCCGGAGCCTGTTGTAATTACTAAAATAGAGACAGTTCCTATTCGTATTTATCAGCCCCCTCTACCTCGTGAAATAGACATGCTCGATGTTAACTTCTGGATAATCACTGAAGAAAACTATCAGGAGAAACGAGCAGAGATTGAAAAGATGCTTGATGGACAGTTTGTAGTATTTGCTCTGACGCCAGACGGGTACGAGAAGATGTCCGAAAATTTACAAGAGTTACGCAGATACTTTAAAGAAACAAAAGAAATCATTCTATACTATAAAAAGGCTACTACTTATGAGACTGAAACAGAAGATCAATCACAGAATGGACAAGCTCCAGGAGATGATGGAAAGCAATCAACACCTGGAGAATGAAGAAGCGGCCTATGATCTTACCCTAGAAGTAAGTAAGTTTTGGTCTGTATTAGATGAAGCTGATAAAGATTACATACAAATGTGTCAAATGGCTATTGAAGAACAAAAGGAGTGGAATGTATGAGTGCGTGGGAGAAACAAGTTGGTGGAGACCACTACAAGAAGTATGCTATTCAACCTACAGAGTATGCTGAGAGAAACGGCCTTACTTTCTCTGAAGGTTGTATAGTGAAGTATATTACTCGTTGGCGTGACAAAGGTGGAATTGATGACTTGCGAAAAGTTATTCACTATGCGGAACTCTTAATAGAGTTGGAGATACAGGCAGATAAACAGGTATAAAGTTATTGACACAACAAGCTTTAGCCCATATAATATGCACATCTTAAAAGAAACAAAGGAAAAATATAAAATGTCAGTAAAATTCAAGCCTAATGAAGTTGTATTTGATAGAAAGACTAAAATCAAAACTGTGCGCGTATTCCCAATGGCAGGCGTGAAAACCTCTGAACTTGTGGAACTGTGTACGAAACCAGATGCTGACCTGCGTTCAGGTGAGCGTAAAACCCGTGCGAAGGCACGAAACGAATTACTCAAGAGAGGTGTATCTGTATGAGAAACTTTAATTTTAGCATGAGAGACCGAGATCATAATGATGAATCTATCTCTTTTGACTTTGACAGTAAGAATGATGCTGATGTACGACATAAGCTGCGTAAGTTTTTCAAGGCTTGTGAAATGTCTGTAAATGATGATTTTACTGATGAGTTGTTTGAACGGCGAACAATGGTCGCTATAAAACTAGAAGCAGTTTGCGCTGAGGGTACTGACCCTTCCGCAGAAGAAGAGCTTTACGACTTACAAGAAGCTTTTGATCTGGTGATTGCACATGTCGAATCCGAACTATAGACTACTTCAGCAGGCGTTAACCGAACTAAATGCAGACGGTAACGAAGAACGTGGGCGAGAAGGAGAAGAACTCAAGATAACGTCTGACGGCTATGTGAATACAGCTCCGTCAGGCGAACTTCCAGTATGGAAAAAGGTAACAGCTCCTGGCCATCACGCCGGTGTTACAGAGGAACAGTGGGCAGAAGTATTAAAAGCACTACATCGGGAAAATAATTCTTGACAAGAATCCTCTTTGCCAGTATAATTATATTTCAAAAGAGGGAAAACTATGATAATTTCAGGAAGTATTGATTATTCTTACTCAGGTAGGAAGCGTAGTGTGAAAAGGACTCGGAAGACCGAACCAGTGTTTCGCCCCGCTTCTGGCCCTTTGTTTAAGAATACGAGGGAGGATAAATACTATCCTTCTGCTCCTATGACAAAGTATAAGCCACCAGCGGATGTTTCGTACAAGCGAGAGGAAAGTAAGAATTATACTGTAGCAATCGCCTATAATAAAGGTGGTTACATGGTAATTGGTAAAGATAACATTAAGGATATTGGTAAGTGATTCATACACCTCTATTTAGAGCCAAGGAAAGACATATACAAGATAAGCTTGTTATGGTGTGCCTTGAATTTATTGAGCTGAACTACGATAAAAAGTTAGCACAACTCAGTAGAGAGGAAATGAAAGAGTTGGATGATTTTGCTTTTCGTAATGTTAGCTCTGTAATGTGCTATGGAATACGAGAAAATATTAAAAGGTGGGAAAGAGCACATGAAACCACCGTAGAGGGAGGCGAATACTTGAAAGAGTTAAACCTTCGAGAAGGAGAGGACTAAGTGGCATACAGCGAACAGGTTATGGATCATTATGAAAACCCACGGAATGTGGGAAAACTCGACAAAGATTCCCAGACTGTTGGCACGGGCTTAGTGGGTGCGCCTTCGTGCGGTGACGTAATGGTTCTACAGATAGACGTAAAAGATAATATTATCTTAGACGCTAAATTTAAAACTTACGGGTGTGGAAGCGCTATTGCTTCCAGCTCACTGTTAAGTGAGTGGGTAAAAGGCAAGAGCTTAGAAGAGGCTGGTAATATAAAAAATACGGACTTAGCTAATGAACTTGCACTTCCACCTGTTAAGATTCATTGTAGCGTACTAGCAGAAGATGCTATAAAAGCTGCGATAAAGGATTACAAAGAGAAACAAGTATGATGATGGATAGGTTGTATCAGGAAGCAGAAAGCATTGTTTTAGCAATGTGGGACGAAGAACCTGAAGAGATGGCGGCAGAGATTTCTGTTCAGCTTTCAATTAGCGCAGATTATGCGTGGGAGTTAGTTCAACAAGTTATTGTAAACGAAATTCGTATTGAAGAAGGTTACAATGATGGAGACAATGATTTATTTGATTGGGACGGAGACGCATTAGCCTCCGCAGGATTCGGAACTGATGAAGACTACTTCTAATATTATTGATTTCGCAAAGTATAAGAAAACTAAACAGAGAGCAATCTCTGTAGTAGTAAACGACAGTTTTGACACTGCTACTTTTACTTATACCGTAACAAATGATATTGGAGAAATGTTTGAGTTTGAGATACCTTACCCAAATTATGATGATTTTTTCGACAGTTAATAAAAAATAGTTCTTGACACTTAACCTATTTACCGATATAATTGTATTCATAAATAAGAGAGATTCTTATTTAAAATCCACTAGAGATACCCCCTAGTTATTTGGGGTATCGCCCATACCCCTCAGGCGTAAGTGAGTGGAGGATTCTAACTTCCTCCTAGTTAGACGGTATAGTTGCTACGATAAGTGACTCTTCGGAAGGCAGTCCGATGCGGATATAAACTGCCCTTGGGGAGCTAATGACCCCGTTGCCCCATAAACTGGTACCGATTCCTATGGGCACGTCGAACCTTACAGGCGGGAGACGACGTTAAAACAAAAAGACCTACCGAGAAGAGAACTCGTAGACCATCTCCGTGTATGCACGCCACGTTAATCAAAAGGATCTAATCCGGGTGTAGGTTTTAAGGCTTTTTTCCTGATAATAAAAGGCCACTATTTCTGAGATGAGGCAAACTGTCATGGAGTAGTTAAGACTTCCCCGAAGAAGCACTACACCTCATCGAACACCTGGGGGTGAGCAATCAGCCTTAAAGCGTAACGCGCCCCCACCTATTATAGAGGTCTTTATGTATGTATGTATTTGCAATAATATATCGAGTAAAGACTTAGAAAAAGACCCCTTTCTTATTCATAAAGTGGGGTCTAAATGTGGCAAATGTGTTGAGAGAAATCAACAAGTAGTTTGTGGAAACCTTAGCGTATTAGTAGAACCGGAAGATAGACTTCCAGCCATTCAAATGGCATAGCGATTTATAAAAGGAGTTCATACATGCCAGCAGGAAAAGGTACTTACGGCAAAAAGAAAGGAAGACCCTCTAAAAAAGGGAAGCAAAAGATGCCAATGGCTTTCTTAAAGAATATTAAGAAGAAAAAGAAAGCGAAAAAGAAACGTAAATAGTGGCTGTCCGCAAAAGAAAAACTTCCCCTCGCAAACGCAAAGCTGCCCCGAAGAGAGGTCGTAAGCCTCTCTCAGCCGCAGTAAGAAAATCCCTAGCAGCAAAAGCAAAGAAAAGTGGTAAGTCACTCCGTACTTTAACATCAGTATATCGTCGGGGACAGGGAGCTTTTCTATCTAGTGGCTCTAGGCCTGGGATGACTATGGCTAGATGGGCTCACGCTCGTGTCAATTCTTTTATACGTGGTTCACGTAAGCATGATTTGGACTTGAGGAAGAAGAAATAGATGCCCACTAAACGTAGAAAAGCTGTCAAAGATAAGCGCACGGGAGTGAACAAGAAGTATCTTAGCGGTACTGCTGGTTCACGACGTGCTAAACTCGCAAGAGTTTTAAAAAGAATTGCGACCCTTTATAAGCAGGGCAAGCGTGTACCAAAAACTCTACTAGCAGAGCGTATACGTTTAGGAAAGAAAAGTGGCAGTAAAAAGAAAGCCTAAAAAGAAAGATTCCCGCCTTAAAAGAGCTGGGGTTTCAGGTTTTAATAAACCTAAACGAACCCCCAAGCATCCCAAAAAATCCCATGTTGTCGTAGCAAAAGCCGGCGGCAAAGTAAAAACAATTCGATTCGGTCAGCAAGGTGTCTCAGGTTCCCCCAAGAAAGCGGGTGAATCTAAGGCAGCTGCTGCTCGTCGTCGTTCTTTTAAAGCTCGTCATGCTAGAAATATTGCAAAGGGTAAGCTAAGTGCAGCTTACTGGGCGGATAAGGTAAAATGGTAGAAGTATAGGATACTTTAAACTATTAATTTAAACAACTACTCAAGAGACTACTAATAAAAATGATAAGAATTTTACTGTTACTACTAGCCTTTCCCGTATTTGCGGAAGAAGCTCCGATTGATGATAACATTATTCGTACTGATTCTACTACTAACAGTACAGTTACTACAAGATCAGATACATCGACTACCTTGAGGTCTCCTCCTGCGTCTGCTATTACGCCTACTATCAACACTTCAAACAGCGATTTGTGTACTTTTGGAGTTGCGGGGGCTGTTCAGACGCAGATTCTGGGTATCTCTATGGGTTCTCAGATAACTGATTCAAACTGTGAGAGGTTAAAACTTTCGAAAACTCTGTATGATATGGGAATGAAAGTTGCAGCAGTATCTACATTGTGTCAAGATGAGAGAGTATTTGACGCAATGCTGATGGCAGGAACACCCTGCCCTTTCGAAGGTTTGATTGGAGAAGAAGCAAAAGCAGCGTGGAAAGTAAATGAAGAACTTGAACCCTCCGTGGACGAAACGACGGAAGAAAAAGAAAAAGGACTCGGTGATGGTACTAAGACACTCATGGGCAGTGCCGGTGTTGTTAGCTTGCTGCTCTTACTCATACTCTAGCGAAGAGGTATACGGAACGACCACAAATGCTGCCAATGTTGGTTTAAATTGGGTTATGGCTAACGTGTTGCCTCAGGCGACGGGATTGACTGTAAATAATGTGATCTATAGATACACTACAGAGAAAGACCCTGAAGCCGATATGTTGGTTCACGTTCAAAATGAGAATGCTCAAGGAAATGGATATATCTTTAGAAGCACAGACGACTGGTCAGGTTTGCCAGGGAATACAATTAACAAAACAATTCCTGTAGGTGGCATAGGAATTGATTTTTGGGGTGATGGTTCTATCGAAGTAGAAGGTTTTGGCACAGTACTAGATCCAGAAGTTTATTATACTTATCAATATGTTCCGTGTGATAATCCTCAGGTAGACCCAAAATGTCCGGGCTATATTGACCCGCTCACATTAATTCAGGAACCTGAGATAGATACTTCTAGTGAAGAGTATATACAAGAAGAACTAGACCGTGAAGCGAACATGAAAGCACAGAAAGAGGAAGAAGAGAAGGAAGAGCGAGATAAATTTGCTAAGGCCACTGAAAAGAAAGTAAGGGTTAATTTAGAGAATATGTTAGGCTTATCTCCGGGGGCAGGTCTGCAAAAAGAGCAGGATGCATTACTACACAATGCACTAGTACGAATGAGTTATCTTTCTACAGAGTATCTGGGAGAGATGAAAGGAGGGGAGTACCCAGATGCAGCAATGCTTAAAGATAGTAATCTGCCAGATAATGCAAGTGCACGTAGAGTAAACTTTGCACAAGACATTATGCACCAAAAAATTGTTCAATCTCAATATGATTAACAGGCGATACAAGGAAACTCAATGAAAAAATTATTTATTTTATTATCAACGCTAGGTCTAGCCGCCAGCATTAACGCGGAAGAAATGGAAGTAGTGGGGAACGTTGCTTCAAAATGTGTAGTAATTCCCGATACCGCAGGTATATACGGTAACCCAACGGCGGATGTATTAAGCACTGATCCTTCAGACGGTGGGGTTGATCCTATCGTTCGATTTGATGTAATTCAAGCAAGCATGTATAAGGCTAAAATTTCCTATCCCATAGAGTTTTCGGAGTCGCCTACACTAAATGACATCGTTAACTGGACAGGAAGCGTTGGTACCTCTCAAGTATCAGACACTAGCATGTCTGGGTACGATGCAGCAAAAATTGAGTTTGATAATGTTACTGAGTTTAATTTGACTGTTGCTGGTAGCACTTGGTTCAAAACAGAATCACAAGCAGACTATGGCTACGGCAAAGCATTTCCTGGTGGTGTATATCGTGCGGTAGTAAGTGCTGAATGTATCGCTATCTAATAATTTTATTACTGATGAGTGGAGAAGCAAGTGCTCACTCATTTGTTCCAACCTACCCGGAGCTGAAACCTTCTTATGTTGAGGGTATACTATATACTACAATGAGTCTTTTCAATGCTAGAAAAGATGTAGAATACTATGAGTTTGGTGTTTTTAATGCAGAGTGGGAGAAAGTACCTTTTTCTATGCAGAATAAAATTATGCGTTTTAAACACCTCGAAAAAAAGAAAATTGATATTTATATAAGGGAGAAGGACAAACAAGAAGTAGTTTACATCTGTTCAAAATCAAAACTAATTATAACAGGTGCATCAAAGACATCGGTATCTTCGAGGGTTTGTTCAAAAGTTAAATGAGATTTATACTATTAATGCTATTCTCGTCCTACGCAATAGCCGATTCTAGCTCCTTGAATCTAAACTTACCTAGCACTCCGGGTTCTTACGCGAGTGATAGAATAAGAACACAGGGCAATGTAGAATGCTCAATGGCGATTGGCGGAAGTGTAAATTTAGAGTTTGGTGTAGTAGGTGTTTTAAATGAAAACGGGCCTTACCGTAGTAGCTTAGGCAGTTATTCAGAAGACTACGATTCGGAAGGTTTAGTGAAAGACGTTGGGGTGTATGCAAAGATTATTATACCTCTCAATGCACCTAAAACAAGATTAGACTGTAATCAGCTCTATAAATTGGAGCTGGCAAGACAGAGAATAGAATTACAAAAACTACAGCAAGAGGTGAATAACCTAAGAGCGTTAAAATTTGAGGATGATGGATAATATGAGTGAGATATCCGCAATACCAGCAACTAACGTTGTTAGTTTATTTACTAGGGTTCACAATGTAGGGCCAAACGAAGTTATTACACACATAAAACACAATCAACAAGATGGCGGACCAATTAAAGTCTCCGAGATAAGTTATAAAACATATAATGCACTAGGAGAGTTAGGTCCCAATCATAGAGCAGCAACATATTTGGATGCTATAGTATAAGGAAGATAATGGATAAGTATGAGGCGGTTACAAAAGTAAACAACGTATTCGAGTATCAGTATGATAGTGACCAGTATCAAGTTGCTGACTATTGGCGTGTACTTGATATGAGCCAGGATAAAGATCAAGGAGATTGTGAAGATTATGCACTTACTGTAGGCTGGATGCTTGCAGGGCAGAGTCGTATGAAGTTTCTTTGGATGATTCTCACAAAAAAGATTAAGATTTGCTTTATTAGTTATGTGGATGGTGGTCATGCAGTACTAGAATACGAAGGATTATTGGTCGACAACTGGAAGAAAGAGTGGACTCCGCGTAGCATATATGAAAAAGATTATGCACAGTATAAATGGGAATATAAATTTTACTATAATCCTCTAGTAGTGGTAAAGAAGCTTATTCAAGGTAAGTTCTGGAAAAAATAATGGCTGAAGTAGAGTTTGGAGGTATGACATTCAAAGGTGGGAAGATGATGATTCTTCTCACTGCTCTTTCTACGTTAGGTGGGGCGAGTTGGGGTGCATTTGAATTTTACTCTGACTATATGGACATGAAAGAGATTGTCCAGAACATTGACACCACAGAGATAGAGAATCGTAATAAACTGATTGAGCAAAAGATTGCTGCTGCTCAATCTTCCGTTGACGAAGCAATAGATTACTCTCGGAGTATTAAAAATGATTTGCGTGATGACTTCAACCGTATGGAAGCGAACGTTGATAGGGTTGAAGATCAAAATAGAGAAATAGAAGATAAAGTAAAAAATATGATTGACAAAGCAACTGAACGGTTTGACAACAAACGTGATAGCTTACAGTCGGATACTGATCTCAAATTTAATGCGCTTGAAGACCGAATGAACAAAAAGATTCAAACGGTCCTTGATAACCCTCTAGCAGACTAATAATGATTTATGTTGTACATACTTACTACAACGGAGAAACAATTCATACGCACAAGTATATGACTATTGAGGAAGCCTTTGTTGATTATAATACTTATACTCTTGCGGGTCTGAAAGAGGGCACGCCCTACCAGTGTAAAAAAGCACTCTACATCAAGGAAGCAGGTTATTACTTTCAATATGTGGGGCCGGTCTATTTCCCTCCGGAAAAATGGGATGGGGTAGACCGCAGGTCTACATAAGGACATAAATATGATTGATACAGTGATTGAGCTTGCCATGACTTTTTGGCAGTGGGTAGTGTTTGGGGTATTGGTAGTTATCGGGTTTATTTTTAGTAAATTTGATGGCCAGGGCGAGCATCGTGTAGGCTTTGAGTATGCTGAAATGCCTCACATGAAGCCTTTGCCCATTGCTACGAAAGATAAGGGCTTTTTCAAAGGTATCTGGCACTGGTTAATGGGTGTGCGTCATTGGGAAATTTGTGACGACTTTCATTTTAAACTGGGCGGTGTGGAGTACGTGATTCCCAAAGGCTTTCAATTTGATGGGGCCAGCGTGCCCAAGTTTTTGGCAATGTGGCTTTCTCCAACGGGTGTATTGTTGATGGGCGGTCTTGTACATGATTATGTGTACAAATATGCATGTTTGATGACAAAAGCTGGGAACAACACGGAGAAGATGTCTCAATCACAGGCGGATAAATTGTTTCGTGATATTTGTATCGAAGTCAACGGATTTAAGTTTTTGAACTACTTGGCGTACTGGGCACTTGCTGCGGCAGGCTTTGTAGCATGGAACGGACATAAGAAACATGGAACACACATCTAAAATGCAGAAGTATATTGATGTGCGTATGGAGCAGCTTATAGAAGAAGCTGCAAAGTGCCACAGTCAGTACGACCGTATGTGGTATAACAAAATTATCTCAGAATTACACTGGGTGAGCATGATGGGCACGGACTTGAAAGTGACGAACTGCCCGCTTGAGGAGAAAGAATGAAATACCTTGGAAAACTCATGGGAGAACGCACGAGCTTTGACGGTGTAATGTTAATCGGAGTTTGTGGAGCTTTTATACTATTTGGAGGCTTAGCCAAGATTGCCGCGTATGTCGGCCTGGCATGGGGAGTATATACTCTTCTGAAAACGGAGAAATAAATGAGTGAACATCATCCAGCGGATGTAAATGGTGACGGTCATGTAAGTGATGAAGAACTAGCAATGCACTTGGAGTTTAAGCGAAAGCGGCTTGAAGACGAAGATGCGCAGCGTGATGCGATGAGAAAGATGACATGGTTTGCACTCTTCGGAATGTTACTCTATCCTTTTGGTATCTTTTGCACTGACTTTTTTGGTCTCGACAATGCGGCTAAAATTATTGGTGATATTGCACCAACCTACTTTGTGGCGATTGCTGCATTAGTGAGTGCATTCTTCGGAGCGAATGCCTACGCAGGTAAAAATTAAAGAGAGAAAATAATGACACTACAAACTTCAGGAACTATAAGTATGAACGATATTAATAGGGAGATGAAAGGTTACACTGCGTCAGGTACCCCAATAAATTTGAATGATAATCAATTCAGAAAAATGGCGGCAGGTAGCGGAACCACAAGTAATGCTGATAGCTCTATCTCTTTAGGAGATTTTTATGGGGACCGCTCTCATATTAGACTAACTACGGCATCACATACTTCTACAACAGGGTCAGGGGCAAGCACATCAACAACTAAGTATAATGGGTATTATAAAGATTTTTTTGGTAGTGGTTCTCACTTAGGTAGTTTACACTCCTCGGCAGGCGTTTATATACCCTCTAGTGGGGCTACTTTGAATATGTCTACGGAAAGAGAAGTGATTGGTTGCTATACTAGGCACATAAGTGGTCCATATGGCTTTGACCAAAAGTCATTTAAGCTAGTGCTATCAGGGCAGATTTATTCTGGTAATACTTTTACAGGTATTCGAGAGAAATATTTAAATAATAATTACACTGGCCAGTTTACGAAGGCTTTGGCGGACGCTACTCTCTATACAGCCACGTCAGGTAACGCGAGGGATACTTGGACTTGGTATATAAGCACTAGCAGTCTATGGACGAATTTCACCACAAGATATATACACTGGTACTAAAAATAATTCTTGACATGGGAAGGTGAAGGGCGTATAATATATGGAAATTAAGGGGAAGTAATGAGTACGGGGCATAGATACACAAAAGAAGATTGGGACGCTTTCTTCAAAGAAATTGTAGAGCAAGGCATACCCCCAACAGGAAGGGTTAGTCTTGATTGGTGGAAGAAAAGAACAGGTCGCAATATTTCTAAAGCTACAATACAATACAGAGTTAACCCTAGCTCCCGAAACAATAGCCGGATAAGAACACAAAGATACAGAAAAGAAAGTCCAACAGTAATTTTATCTAAAAAGATTGGGAGTTTCTGCACTCACTCAGTTAATATCGAAGGCAGAAATAACCCAGAAAGAGTAAGAGATTTTAAGTTTCACCTTATGGATAAAATTACTAGATTTTCTATAAAAAGAACTGATAAACTAAAAAGGTATGAAAACATGAATTTTTCATCTGAAGATTTAATAAACAGTTGGAAACAAAAGTATAGTTATAACGAAGATGACATGACAGTTAAATGTTATTTAACTGGAAAAACTATAGATTTGAGGATGACGTACTTATGGCATATGGATCATATTGACCCAAGAGGCCCGAATACAATAGATAACTGCGCACCCACTCTTAAAGAGGCAAACCAAGCGAAGAGTGACTTATCTGTTGAGGAGTTGATACAATTAGCTAAAGATATTTTAAGTAATTTTGGGGAGGAAAGTTATGCAAATTCAACAATCTGTACAAAACACTTGGCGAGCTGAAGGACTCTTTCATGTTCTTCCCAGTTTCGCACTCTACCATAGCCAGGACATGATGACGGATGACTATGGTTTCATCTTTTCGTGGATTATTTGGAGTTGGGGAGTAGAGATATGGATGGACGCATAAACCCCGTGGCGAAACACGCTTGGAAGTTTAACAAGCCAAAAGTGTATCGAGATAAAACTAAGTATACTCGCAAGAACCAAAAGGCCCCGCAGTAGTGGGGCTTTCTTTTTCTGACAAAATCAAAGAAGCACGCAAAGAAAAAGATTTAGCAATCGCACTTATGTTGGAGGACGAAAAAGGCTTTGATGAATTTCTAAAGGCTGTGCAGCAATCCCTTATAGATGAGAAAAAAAGATCTTGACATTTTGTTATCTGTCTGCTATTATAATTAAATATTATGTAAAGCATGATGAGACCCCGCAGAAGCCAATACAACAACTTCTTCTTCTCCAAACGTAATCTCGAAGGTTCTTCTTATATCGTTTGATTATTACCTCCGCCCCTAGCGCGTAAGCAGTCTGGGGCGGAAGAGTAATACTACGAAAGATATTTAGAAGAGTTTATCGAGAGATTACGTAAACACTTTACATTCATCTGTAAGCAATTTTTGTAAACAGATGTACGAATCAACCACGAAGACCGCATACTAATATTTAACTATATGTTAAGTAAGTCATGCGGTCTTTTAAGTTTAAGGGTCGAGTTATATTCATTAAATTTACACTCCCTTTTTACTGAGAAACTAAGAGATTACTGTAAATTTACGTAAGATTTATTTTTACGTCCAAGGAAGGATTTCCTCTAGTCGATAGATGTGCCCCGGCCCC